GTTGTCCAAGTAAGTGAGTTAAAGGTAAGTTGGTGGGTGAAATGCAGTCAACGATGCCTGACTGCTTGGCGGAGGATTTCGGGGCGTGATAGGTGCGTATGCACTATAGTGCAGTGAATATTCCGCGATAGGATTGATAAGAGAATATTCATGTGAGTGAGTACTAACAAAAAAACAGTTAGCTTATCAACGACTTACGAGCGTAGTTAGTGGGCACTAACGTGAATATTCCAATATTCCGTGTTTTGGAAAGGGTCAGGCGGGTTTGTGAATGATGCGGATTATGTGGTCGCATCAGCGCGTGACTGTTCGGAAACACGGCTACGTGTAGCAGCCTATATTTATATGGAATATTGGAATATTAGAATATTCAAAGTATTAGTTTTACTGTAAGTCGTTGATAAGCCAACTATATTTTTTGTAGTACTGAATATTCCGGTGAATATTCTTATGGCGAACCCTGAGAATATTCAAGACAGCTTGGCTTGCGCCCATGCACCTACATATGTCGCCACGTTTCCGTGGCTACGATTGTCACGCCATTGTTGTGTGTGTTTGTGCGTGGTTTTGTGGTGAGCAGTCAGCTTGGAATACGTATTCCGGTTAGGTACTGGTGGCAGACCGCCGGGTAATACTTTATCTTTATCGCCTGTTGCAAGCGGTGGCATGGGATACATCGAACCGCGTGGGACAGAATGAATACGCATGAGTTACTCCGTGATTAAGTGAATGAGGGTGAGCAGTTTGATTCATGCTCAGGAATTGATGGTGCTTGAGGCGGATTGATGGATTAAAGGGTCGCCACTCCCTTGGCTTGACATACACTCTATGTGTATGAATAGCTCCGCTCGCTGTCAACACCCAGCGGCATGGTGTGGGCATTCAATATGGTGTGACAAGGTCTCCGCCTACACACTTGGGCATCCAATGGGGATTCTCACCCCAACACCCAACGCTTTAGCATTTGAATCTACCTACCAAAACCCACAATGTTGTGGGCTTCAGAAGTGAGACTGCTTAGGCTTCGATAATTTCTGGCGCACCCTGCTCAGCGATACGCTGAACGATGCCGTACACGAAACCCTTCTGACCCTTAAGCTCTTTGCCTTTGGTCACGACTGCATTGTTGACAGCCAAGCACAAGCCGATCAGTTGATCTTTTGACACTGCGCCATGCTGAGGGACTAAACCACCGATAAAGGGCGCGGCTGACTTTGGCACAAGCGTATCGAGAATGTCATTCACCAAGGGGCGATACTGACCATTTGCAAGCCATTTGGCGTACATGGCGTGACCCATGTCCATACGGGTTTGGCGATCAGCGAAAGCCACAGCCCGAGCAAATGAACCAGTTTTGCCAGTCTTGGAAGACAAAACGATAGATGTGCCATTGTCGATGATGTTTACGAGATTCATGATAATCCTTAAGTAAGTTAGGTTTGGAAGATGCACACTACACCATGCAATGCACATCTTGAAACCGACTCCCACGCTTGCCATGCGTGTTTATGCCATGCCTTACGGGTTAGGCAATAGAGTCGGACATCACCGGCGTGTTACTTCACCCAAACACGCAAAACGCTATTAAATTTTTAATGAACTGCTTTCACAAAGTGCAACCTATGGTTATCCATGCTTGAATCCGAGGGCATGACGCCCTGAACTGCGAAGCACAGCATAAGTTAGACAATGTCGATTGTTAAAGATCACGAAAGCCGAGGGATACGATGCCCTACACTAATGGTTTTGACCCGACAAGCATAGGGTAAACCCTTAGAGGGGTAGGGGAGAGGGACACGGACACGGCGAGGGGGTGCGTCTGTTTACCTGTTGCTCACTTAACAAGGCCAAAAATCCCCAATATACACACGTTTGCCACACCTCACCCACTTGACAACAGCGCCCATATAGCTACCATACACACGTCACCAACCCAATGGAGTACTTTCATGGCCACCAAAAAACCCAACCCTTTTGCCGCATTTAAAGGCAATGAATCCACCAAAGAAGAAAAGACTGAAAAGAAAATGTCTCCCGCCATGTATAAAAAAGGCGAGAAGAAAGAAGAAGCCGCAATGAAAAAAGCTGGTAAGCCTGTTACTAAGGGTAAATATTGAAGCGGTATAACTTCCATTTGCCGGAGCAGATCATGGATGAACTGCGCGATATGTCGGAAGCGACGGGGCTGACTGTGTCGGAGTTAATCCGCCGGGCCTTGTCGGACTTCATAAAGCAGACTGTTGCTGAACATGAATGAGTTTGAAAAACGAGTGGCAGCTATGGAAACCTTAGACGCAAAACTTGAAAAAGACTCCGCTAGAGTTAGTCGTGAGTGGGAATCATTGGGTGACGTATCTGGGCATGACCTCAAAGCTATAGCACTTGCTGAGCGGCAAGGTAAAAGAGTGGTTACTATTTTGGCGCAGCATGGATACCACACAGCATGAATGAAGACTTGATAGACGACCACACAGAATTTGCGTTGTCACCGACTGCGTCAGAGGCGCATGTCACGTTGGATATTCCGCCCCAGTTGATATGGGAGTGTGCGGCTGGCTTGGAAGACCCTGCGGCCATAGCCCAGCGGTTTGGGTTTGAAGGTGACAAGTGGGAACGATTGGCGCAGTGGCCACCGTTCATCAGTGCAGTGCAGACTCAGCGTGCGGAGTTTGAACGAAACGGGATGACTTTCAGACTCAAGGCTGGTCTTATGGCTGAGGAGATGATGGCCATGATGTTCAAGCAGGCAGTGAGTAACGACAGTACCATCCTCCAGAAGCTCTCGGTGTTTCAAGCACTGACAGACGTGGCTGGACTTAAAGCGCCAAAGAATGACACAAGCAATGTGAACACGGCACCGAAGTTCAGCATTACCATTAACCTTCCACAGAACACACAACCGATGACAATAGATGGCTAACCTAGTCTACACACCACCAGCATCGGTAGTTCCGTTCCTTACCGCAGACAAGTTTGCCAATTTTATTGTGGGGCCAGTGGGTTCGACCAAGACCACGGCGGCGCTCATCAAGATTGGTTATGAGGCTCAGCGTATTGCACCGTCACCGGATGGTATACGTCGTAGCAGGGTGGCCGTTATTCGTAACACTCGCCAGATGCTGTGGGACACGACCATACCGGACTTCATCAAGTGGTATCCAGATGGGGAAGCGGGAATACTAGAGAAGACGAACAGTAAGTTTCAGTTGAAGTTTGACGACGTTGAGTGTGAAGTACTGTTCCGTGGACTGGATGATGCCAACGACGTGCGTCGTCTGCTCTCGTTGCAGTTGACGTTTGGCGTGATGGATGAGTTTCGTGAGATTAACCCAGACATTTACAACGCGCTGACTGGTCGACTGGGTAGATATCCAGACAGGACGATGAACGGGGTTGGTGCGTGTGATGACCACGGTAAACAGATACACAAAGCTTGGGGGGCAACTAACCCGCCGGACATGGATACGTTCTGGGAGAAGATACTTACCGAACCTCCGAAGAACACGCACGTCACCATACAGCCCAGTGGCCTGAGCCAAGAAGCGGACTGGGTGCAGTTCCTACCCGATGGGTACTACGAGAACTTGTGCGAGGGTAAGTCTGAGGACTGGGTTGATGTGTATGTGCACGGGGATTTTGGTAAATCGCTGTCTGGCCAGCCAGTATTCAGAGCGTTTGATCGGGACACCCATGTGTCCAAGCAGACACTGAACTACATCAAGCTGTCCACGCACCCACTTATCATCGGGATGGACTTCGGGCTTACACCGGCGTGCACCATAAACCAGATCGACATGCAGGGGCGGTTGTTGACTTTTGCTGACCTTGTGTCTGATGGCATGGGCACACTGCGGTTCTGTCGGGAGAAGTTAAAACCTCTGTTGGCCAACAGATTTCCGGGTATGAATGTGCTGATCATCGGAGACCCTGCCGGGCAGCAGCGGGCGCAGACGGACGAGCGGTCAGTGTTTGATATCCTGCGTGCCGAGGGGTTCAGAGTCATCTCGGCCAAGTCAAACAGTGTCGTGGCACGTATCAATGCAGTCGACAAAATGCTCACTAGAGTTGTGGATGGGAAACCTGCCCATCTAATTGATCCGTGCTGTACAAATTTAATTACTTCCCTTCGCGGCGGATATAGGTATAAAATCCGACAAAACGGCGAGAAAGATGATAAGCCGGAGAAGAATTCCCACTCCCACATTGCTGATGCGCATCAATATGCGTGCCTGCATGCAGACGGTAATGTGACCGGAGACACGTGGCAGAGGAAAGCAGTGGAAGTCAAGAAGATAGACTACGTCTGGTCTTGACACAGTCATTGCGATCTGTTACACCCCCAAACATGTTTAAAGTGTGACGCATATGCAACTTGGATTAAACATTACGAATAGCAATGCGCCGGGGACAATCTCGGCGGGCGGCGGCCTTGTCACTATTAAATCCCTCAAGGCGATGCAGGAAGAGGCAAGAGCCAAAGCGCAGGAAGCCAATTCCCAGCCCGTAGTTCAAGCCCTTGCAGGGTATATCCGCAAACAGTGGATGTCTGCAATGTTGGCCAAGCAGCAGACTTCAGAGATAAAAATGCTGAAATCTGTTCGTGCGCGCAGGGGCGAGTATGACCCCGACAAGCTGGCGCAGCTGAGAGAACAGGGCAGTGCAACGATTTATATGATGCTCACCAGCAACAAGTGTCGTGCAGCGTCCAGTTGGTTAAAAGACACACTTGTAACAGCTACCGAAGATAAGCCTTGGACTATTGAGCCAAGTCCGATGCCAGAAGTACCCCCCGATCAAGTTGAGTCAATCATGCAGCAGGCACAGCAGGAAGTGCAGCAGCTGTGGGCGGCAGGTACGCCACCAACGGATCAGCAGGTACGTGAGCGCTTACTTGAGATGAAAGACATTGCCATGTCGCATCTGAAGGATATGGCCAAGCGCACGGCTGAGCGTATGGAATTGAAGATGGATGACCAGCTGAAAGAAGGTAAGTGGACACACGCTTTTGCTGACTTTCTCGACGACATCACTACATTCCCTTCGGCCATCATGAAAGGCCCAGTTGTCCGTAAACGACCCAAAATGAAATGGGTTCCGGGGCAGAATGGGCACTACAACATGGATGTGCAGGATGCACTGGTTCTCGAGTGGGAGCGAGTTGATCCATTCAACATCTATCCCGCAGCGGATGCCACGAATATTGACGATGGCTACATGATTGAACGCCATAAACTGCATCGGTCTGACTTACAGGCCATGATGGGCGTTGAAGGTTACAGCGATGGCGCGATCCGTGCGGTGCTTGAGGAGTATGGCAAGGGCGGTTTGCGCGACTGGATCTACGTTGACATGAATAAAGCTGCTGCCGAGGGTAAATCTACCATGGGCGTGCAGCAAAACCCGTCTCAATTGATCGATGCACTCCAGTATTGGGGCAGCGTACAGGGTCAATTACTGCGAGATTGGGGTATGTCTGAGGAAGATGTGCCCGATCCGTTGATAGATTACCCCATTGAAGGGTGGGTTGTAGGCCATTGGGTCATCAAAGCAGTGGTAAATCCCGACCCATTGGGTCGTAAACCGTACTTTAAAGCCTCATATGAAGAGGTTCCGGGGGCATTTTGGGGCAATTCTGTCGCTGATTTGTGCCGCGATACGCAGGATATTTGCAACGCAGCAGCCCGTTCTTTGGTTAATAACATGTCAATTTCGTCTGGCCCACAGGTGGTTTACAACATTGATAGGCTCCCACAGGGCGAAAATATCACTCAAATGTACCCTTGGAAGGTCTGGCAGGTCACTTCTGACCCACTTGCAGGCTCTGCCCCTCCAATGCAGTTCTACCAGCCTAATTCGCTTGCTGCTGAGCTTATGGCGGTGTATGAGAAGTTTGCTACGTTGGCCGATGAATACACGGGTATTCCCCGATATATGTCGGGTGACAGCCCAGCAGGTGGCGCTGGCCGTACAGCGTCCGGTATGTCTATGCTGATGAGCAACGCTGGCAAGTCTATCAAGCAGGTGATTGCCAATATCGACGAGAGTGTCATTGCTCCGATCATTGAGCGGTTGTACTACTACAACATGCGCTATGGTGACGACCCCGACTTGAAGGGTGACATCAATATCATTGCCCGTGGTGCCACGTCGTTGGTGGTCAAAGAACAAGCTCAGGTTCGTCAGAACCAGTTCCTTCAGATTGCCTTGCAGAGTCCCGTTGTTCAGCAAGTCATCGGCATGGAAGGCATCGCAGAACTCCTGCGCCAGTCGGCCAAGACACTTGATCTCAACCCTGACCACATCGTGCCACCGATTGAGATCATCAAGCAGCGTATGGCCATGCAACAACAGCAAGCTATGATGCAGCAACAAGCCATGGCTCAGCAGCAGAATGGTCAAGCCCAAGCCGGAGGTTCTCCTCCAGCCCCTCAGCCGGGAGCACAATTGCAAGACGGAGCACCCGTTACAAACAATTTTGCACCAATGGTTGGTGTAAGTAGTTGACAAGTGTCAGCAACAAGTGATAATACGCAACATCGCAAAAGGAGTTTCTTATGCAAGCAGTAAATCCAGTGGAAAAGCGCTCAGCTGAGTACAAACAAGAATCAGCCAAAACTGACGGCATGTCTAAAGGCCCTGCGACGCAAGGCGCTGGCGGCAATGACGGCGGTAATTTCAATTTGGGCAAACGTGGCGGTGCTGAATACACTGCTATGACTGCTAAAACTGACGGCATGTGCAAGTAATTGGTTAGAGTCGATGAAAGGGTTGCTCGTTGCTTATTGCAACTACAATCCGCCGAATTCAAACCACTGTTAGAATTTTTGCAAGCGCGACAACAAGAGACTCTCGATAGACTTGTAGACGCGCAAAGTACAGATCAGATGGTTCGCCTGCAAGGGCGTGCTGTCGAACTCAAGGAAATTCTTGAGTTGGTGGATCAAGGTTCTGCCTTGATTGCCAAAACCCGAAGACAGTAGGCAGACCGTTAAGTCGGAGCCTACAGTTAAATTTTTAAACCAAGTAGCAGACCGTAAGCGTACCCGGACTGACCGTAAAGTCGGAGTCCCAAGCGTAGTCGGAGCGAAGGAGATAGAGATATGGCATTGCCAAAGGCGATTCAGAAACAAGTTGATGACGCAGATGCGTTTGTAGCCCAGATGACAGGACAGACCGATAACACGGAGACTGACCCAAACCTAGCACCAAACCCGGCCTCAGCCCCTGAACCCCCACAGCTACCGATCTCGCAAGAGCCAGAACCGAAGCCGACAATTCCAGAAGAGACGTGGGAACGCAAGTACCTGACACTTAAAGGAATGTATGACGCAGAAGTACCAAGGTTGCACGCGCAGATGCGTGAGATGAATGGACAAGTCCAGCAACTCATTGCGGAAAATGCAGCAGCCAGAGTACAGCAAACTGTGACCCAACCGTCTACGGCAAAGACTCTTATCACTGAACAAGACAAAGAAGCATTTGGTTCTGATCTGCTTGATCTTATTGACCGTGCATCTGAGCAAAAGGTTGCGGAGTTTCGCAGTCAAAACGCTCATTTGGTGTCAAGGATTGAGGAGCTACAGGGCAAACTTGGGAATGTGACTGAACGTCAAGTCGTGTCTGATAAAGACAAATTCTTGGCCAACCTGTCCTCTCAAGTACCGAACTGGGAAACTTTGAACATAGATCAAGGATTTCTAGCTTGGCTGGCTGAAGTTGATCCTGTGTATGGATTGCCTAGACAAGTTGCGTTGACAAACGCATATGAGTCGCTTGACGCAAACCGCACCGCAATCATTTTTAACCAGTATCAAGGTAAGGTAGCCCCCATGCAACAGAAACCGAGCCAACAGCTACAGAGTCAAGTTGCACCGACCCGCTCACGTGCGTCGCCTGCGCCTGCTACTTCTGCTGGGGATAAACCAACTTGGTCGCAAGATCAAATTGCTAATTTCTATAACGAGTGGATCAAGGGGCATTTAGACCAAGCCGAAGCGGAGCGAATTGAAAAAGATATCAATGCCGCCTATGCCGAAGGCCGAATCCGATAAAGATTCCCCGGACATGGCGGTGAAAACCAAAACCGTTTCATAAAAAGGAAATACCATGTCCACGATCACCGCAGCAGCAGCCTATCCCATTAACTCCGGCGGTTTTAATACCCCCGGAGGTCAAGTTGCCTATTCAGGCACCGCTTATTCTGGTTCTTTCATCCCAGCCCTCTGGTCTGGCAAACTGGCACAGAAATTCTATGCCGCCACCGTTTTCGGTGAAATTGCCAATACCGACTGGCAAGGTGACATCACTGGTATGGGCGACACCGTGATTATCAACACAATCCCTACCATCACCATCAACAGCTACTCTGTCGGCCAGAATCTGGCTTATGAAGTGCCTGCTCCTAGCACCATCACTTTGGTCATCAACAAGGGTAAATACTTCGGCGTGAACGTGAACAACGTTCTGGAACTGCAAGCCAAGCCTAAATTGATGGACATGTTCACCAATGACGCTGCTATGCAGATGAAGATTCAGATCGACAAAGACGTTCTGTATACCAACTTCAACCAAGGCGCAGCTGCCAACCAAGGCGCTACCGCTGGTGCAATCTCTGGTTCTTTCAATCTGGGCACCGATCTGGCTCCCGTGGCTTTGACCGCTTCCAACATCCTGTCAAGCATCACTGCTTTGTCAAGCGTACTGGATGAGAACAACGTCCCTGAGACTGACCGTTGGTTGATCATCACCCCTACAGAGCGTCAAATCCTGATGCAATCAAACTTGGCCCAAGCCCAGTTCATGGGTGACTCTGCCAGCGTTCTGCGCAATGGCAAGATCGGCATGATCGACCGCTTCACCGTGTATGTCTCCAACCTCGTCCCACGTGGCGCTGCTGGTAAGACTTACATGAACCCCAACACTGGTACAGACGCAACTCTGACCAGCGCATTGAAGCGTCATGCTGTGATCGCAGGCCACAAGTCAGCAATCACTTTCGCATCTCAGATCGCCAAGGTTGAGTCACTGCAAAACCCCAATGACTTCGGTACATTGGTTCGCGGTTTGAATGTGTACGGCACCCAAGTCGCTCAGACAAACGGTTTGGCCCTGTTGCAAGTCGCAGGCTAATAGGCGGGGGGCTTCGGCCCCTCATCCGTTGTTTTTTAGGAGATTGACATGGCTGTACTTGACGATTTAATCATCAGTGGTCTGTCTTACCCCCAAGCTTTGGCTGTAGTAGCTGAAGACACATCTGGGGATAATACGGAAGGTTTGGTGCAAGCTGGTTTCAGCGTGACCCAAGCACAAGCAATGCACGCTTACGACGTCAGTAAAACAGACGCAAACGCAAACGTAATTTGCCAACAAGGAATTTGGTTTGGTTCAACACTGGTTGCAGTGCGAGCCGCACTTGACGTAGCTTGAGGTAGGGCATGGGCACAGTCACCGCTGGGGCTATTATTGATAAAGCTGTAATACAGCTTATCGACATTTCTGGCGTTCGCTGGACAAGAGCGGAGCTATTGAAGTGGCTCAATGACGGCTTGCGGCAGATTGTGCTCATGCAACCAAATGCTATGAATACACCGGGAGCGGTGCAGCTTGTAGCAGGAACAAGACAAACTTTGCCTACGGGCGGGTGGATGCTTTTAGGCATTTATCGAAACATGGGGACAACGGGTACGACTCCGGGCCGTGCTGTTCGCATCATTTCCCGTGAGTTGTTGGATGCGTTTAATCCAGATTGGCATACAACCACTGCCAGCGCGGTTACCAAAAACTACATCTACGACTTGCAAGATCAGACGGCGTACTATGTGTATCCGCCGAGTACAGGCGCAAACTACCTTGAGATAAATTACTCATTGCAGCCGACTGACTTGACGTCTGAGTCTCAAGTTATCCCTATGTTTGATGTGTACCAAGGCCCTTTGCTGGACTACATCATGTTCCGCGCTTGTACCAAAGACGCTGAGTACGCAGCAGGTGTTGCACTTGGTCAGTTGTATCTGACTACATTTACATCTTCTACAAACGTTAAAGCTCAGTCTGAAACAGTAGGCTCACCTGAGTTGGGCTTGTTGCCACGTAACCCCACTATGCCCGGATCAATATCATGAGCGAAGTTGCATACGACTTGTTTTTGCCAGAAGTTATGCAGTTCGTTAAGGACGTGCCTGAGGTTGTTGCGTTTAATGCGATCCGAAATTCTTGCATTGAGTTTTGCCAAGAAACTCGATACATTCAACAGCACCTTGACCCAATGACTGGTGTTGCAACAATTGGCACATATGACCTTGAAGCTAATGAAGGCACATACAAAATTGCTGACATTATTGAGTGCTGGTATGGGGAACAGTTTCTTGTGCCAAAGTCAATTGAGCAGTTGACACAGATTTACCGCACAACTAACTGGAATACCTTAGATGGAAATCCCTATTACTACTACCGCCCATCTTCACAAGAGATTCGTTTAGTGCCTTACCCTAAAGTAACTGAGGCAAACAAAATTCGTGTGTTGGCTGCGTTGAAGCCAAGTCGTGCGTCTACAACCATACAAGAAGAAATCTTTGAGCGGTTTCTTGAAGACATTGCGTATGGTGCGCGAGCAAGGTTGTACAACACACCAAATCAACCATACTACGATCTCAAGACATCAATGGAATACCTGAAGCGTTTCAATGATGTTATGGCTGATGTTCGCACTCAAGTCAATAAGGGCTTGACACGTGCTTCTGTTCAAATTGAATTTCAGAGGTTAGTGTAATGGTTGACAAAATCAAACTTGTAAAAGACGACACCCGCCCTGCGTTGGTGTGTAATATCACAGACGACACAACTGGTGCTGTAATTTCTATTACTGGCGCAACAGTCCTATTAAAATTTCGTGCTGCTGGTGCGACTGACCTACAGGCCACAGTGACTGGTTCAATTACTGACGGCCCCAATGGGCAAGTTACTTTCTACCCATCGTCTAATCCTGCCATGTTGACAGGAGACGCAGGAGACTATGAAGGCGAGATAGAAATTACATTTGCTGACGGTACTATTCAAACAGTGTATGACGTGTTGAAATTTAAAGTAAGGGCTGATTTCTAATGCCCGCAAAAATTACCCTTGCCAACCCAACATCTAGCGTCACATCAGTCAAACTGAGAGCAGGTGTTGTAGTTGTCTCGCCGGTAGTTTCTGAAAGTAATCAGTACCCTATAGTTGCTACCTCTGCGCAAATTGCCGCAGCCACTGTCACTCATGTGTATCCAGTATCGGATATTTCATATATTCTTCTTGCATCTGCTGCTTACTTAGACACAACAGGTTTGTTTAAATATACTACAGACTCAGTCACTGTTGTTGAAAACACAGCATTTGTTGTTTCAAAAATTGCAGACGCAGATTCTTTTTATCTTGACGATGCAACTACTGTTGATTTTGAGCAAACAACTTCAGACAGTGTAACTATGTCAGACAGCGTTGTTACTGTCTTAATATTTATTCGAGACTTTGCAGAAATAATTTCTTTAGCTGATAGTGCTGCTAAATTAATTAGCCCAGCTTATGTTGAAACAGTTTCTACAGCTGACACAAAAGTAATTGCAGTTGATAGCGGGAAAGCAGATTCTTTTTCGTTAAGCGACTTTACAGCTGTTGTTTATTCACCAGCATACAGTGATACTGTTTCTTCATTAGACGCCACAACATTAGCGACAAGTAAACTTTTTTCAGAGACAATGTCTACATCAGACAGCGGGCTGGTAGTTGCACAGAATTATTGTGACATTACATACTTTGCTGCGGATTATGTTGGCGAGTCCAGAACTTTCTAAGCAGGAGCAACTATGATTAACGACAGTATCAAAATTACCGGTGATGTCCAAATTGACCTTTTTGATGAAAGCGGCATGGTTAAAGACACCCGCAAAATTAAAAATTTGGTAGTCACTGTAGGCAAAACTTTCATTGCATCTCGTATGGTAGGCGTTGCAGCCGCTGTTATGGGCTGGATGGAACTTGGTACAGGTACAACCGCAGCAGCAGTCGGGGATACAACACTTCAAACTGTAATCTCAGCTTCACGTGTTACCTTGACAAGTGGTACTAATACAACCAACGTAGTGACCTATGTTGCATCTTTCCCAGCTGGCACAGGCACAGGCGCAGTTACTGAAGCAGGTATTTTTAATGCGGCTTCCGCAGGAACAATGCTTTGCCGCACAGTATTTTCTGTTGTCAACAAAGGTGCTGCTGATGCAATGAGCATTACTTGGATAATTACCGTCTCCTAATTGGGGTAGTAAATGGTAACGATTGTCACTCGGGCCGGTAAAGGTTCTCCGTTAACCAATACGGAAGTTGATGCCAACTTTACCAACTTAAACACTGGTAAAGCAGCGGTAGGCACAAACACGGATATTACTTCCGTTGCTTTGACGACAGGAACAATCTCTACAGCGCCATCTGCAAATACTGATATTGCAAATAAGTTATATGTTGATGGGATTGCTTCTGGTCTTAATTTTCATTCGGCTTGTAACTACGCAACAATAGCAGCCCTAGCAGCAAACACCTATAACAACGGTTCAAGCGGGGTGGGGGCTACCTTAACAGCTGTAGCAGTCGGTACGCTAACCATTGATGGCTATACGTTGGTTATTGGGGATGTTGGTAAACGGCTTTTAATAAAGAACGAAGTAGCTGGCGCTAACAATGGGGTATACACGCTGACTCAAGCAGGTACAGCGGTACTGCCTTACATCCTGACCCGTGCAACTGACTACGATACCAGCGGGTCTGGTACAAATGAAATTGACGCTGGCGACTTCATCCTTGTATTGTCTGGTGGCAGCTTATCCAATAGCTCATGGGTACAACAAACACCACTTCCAATTACTGTTGGAACTACAAGCATCACATTTACTCAATTTGCTGCGCCGTATGTATTTACATATCCGGCAGCAGGTATTGCTAATAGTACAGGTTCAGCTTGGGGTGCTTCATACACTACAACGGGTACTGGAACTGTAGTTGCTCTTGCTACATCTCCTAGCTTTACTACTCCTGCACTTGGTACACCATCTGCATTGGTTGGTACAAACATTACAGGCACTGCCACCAATTTCAACATTAACGGAACGGTTGGGGCAACAACAGCATCAACAGGCGCATTCACCACGCTGTCTGCGTCCAGTACTGTTAGCGGCACTGGGTTCTCTACGTATTTGGCTAGCCCTCCAGCTATTGGCGGGACAGCAGCAGCGGCAGGTTCATTTACTGCGCTTGCTTACACGACCACACTGACAGGCGGCACTGGCATTATTGCTATCGGCACAAACCAGTTTTACAAAGATGCAACTGGTAAGGTCGGACTTGGTACAACAAACCCGCTTGTTACTTTTGCTGTCAATGCAACCGATGCCGTACTGATCCCTAAAGGAACAACAGCACAGCAGCCAACAGGGGTTGCTGGTTATTTGCGTTTCAACACCACTACAACGCAATTTGAAGGGCATAACGGCACTACATGGGCATCAGTAGGCGGCGCGGCAATCAGCAACGACACCACTACGGCGACCAATGTCTACCCATTATTTGCATCTGCTACGACCGGCACCGCATTAACTGTTTACACAAGCAATGCAAAATATCTCTATAAGCCAAGCACAGGTGAATTGCAGTCATCTATTGTCAATGCAACCAACGGAATTCACGTTAATAGCCAAACTGTAGCTACAAGTTACACGATTGCAACGGGCAATTCAGCGATGTCAGTTGGAAAAATGACAATTGCGTCTGGTCAGTCAGTCACAGTTTCCAGCGGTAGCCGTTGGGTTATTTTATAAAGGAAACACATAATGGACTCAACCAAGATTGGGCAGCTTATTGCCATGTTGTTTCTAGGACGGGAAATTGCCCATCGGGAACATCTGCGTACAAAAAGCTTTTCCCAGCACATGGCGCTCAGCACGTTTTACAATGAAGTTGTAGAGATTGCCGATTCAATTGCTGAAGCCTATCAAGGACGGAACGGAATCATTGACAAAATACCCCTTTTGGATAATGATATGACTGGCTCAATTGACATGGTTCTGGAACAGCAGCTTGCGGCCATTGAAAAACTTCGGTACACCGCTGTTGAGCGCACAGAAACCGCCATCCAGAACTTGATCGACGAAGCCGTGGCGTTGTACTTGAGCACGCTGTACAAGCTGCGTAACCTGAAATAAAAGGTAGCTAAATGAGTATCAAATTTACAAACAACGCAACAGCAACGCTTGCAGCGTCTATAACAACCTCGTCGACCAGCCTGACTGTAACGACGGGGCAGGGTGCACTTTTCCCAACTCTAGCTGCGGGAGACTATTTTTACGCCACGTTGGTGGACTCCAGCAATAATATTGAGATTGTTAAAATCACAGCCCGTTCAGGGGATACTTTGACCGCTGTCCGTGCGCAAGAAAGCACAACCGCCCGTGCATATGCAGCAGCCGACAAACTTGAACTTCGTGTAACTGCTGCCGCTCTTACCAACTTTGCTACCCAAGACGGCCCCAATACATTTTCTGCGGCTAATACATTTTCAGGTGCAAACAGTTTTACCGGGCCTGCTGTATCTTTTACAAACGTTCCTACTTTTGCTGGTGGTGCATTGCCCGTAACAAGTGGCGGTACAGGTTCTACTACAGCAGGCGGCGCTCGTACTAATTTAGCTGCTGTTGGTCAAAACGGTACTGAGACACTAATCGGAAGTGTTGCTGGCACTAGCACTATTACAGGTACTGTGACTCCTGCAATTACATCTTACGTAACTGGCCAAATATTTAAATTTGTTGCTGCTGCTTCTAACATTGGGGCTGTAACAATCAACCTTAATAGCCTAGGTGCTAAAGCCATTACCAAGTTTGGTAGCACTGCTCTTGCGTCTAATGACATACTTATTGGAGCAGTCGTACAAATTATTTATGATGGTACTCAATTTCAACTAACCAGTGGTGTTGCTACTGGTACTGGTTTGGTGGCTGGCGGTGTGATCTTTGAAAACTTTCGCACCATATCGGCAAACTACACCATCACAACCAACAAAAATGCCCATTCTGTCGGCCCTATAATTCTTGCATCTGGTGTGACGTTGACCGTACCCACTGGTAGCCGTTACGTTGTTTTATAAAGGAATAATATGAGTTCACTTGTTTTAACAGGCGACACATCAGGACAGGTAACACTTGCTGCCCCTGCTGTTGCGGGTACTAATACAGCTACATTGCCTGCAAGTACGGGTAATGTTTTGTTAGATGTTGCAAGATCACTAACCAATAACGGCTATTTAACACTGTCAGACGGATTGATACTCCAATGGGGTAGAGGAACGGCTGCTTCACCAAATTCAGGTACAAGCACCACAGTAACTTTTTCTACAGCCAATATTGCATTTCCAACAGCGTGTTTCGCAGTTTGGGTGCAATTAGAAAACTTGGCTTCAGGTGGAGTGGTGTCTGGAGCTTCATGGGCATTGATAACTGCTTTATCTGCCACTGCGTTTACTTGGCAACGAGGAAACACAAGTAACTTAGACGCAGCTAAAGACTATTTTTGGTTTGCCATAGGAAATTAAGGAATAAATCATGTCAATACTTGTTTTAACTTCTGACACGCTATCAAGTCCTGCCGCCGCAGGGCAGATTGAATACACAAGCCCCATCTTTGCGGCTACACCTATCGGCACACAGCGAGGCATTGTTCCGACTCAGCAGTACTACAGACTGGATTCTGCTTATGCAGGCTCAAATGCAACTGGCGCACAAAGTGCATTTGGTGTTGGTGTAACTTTGGTTGGATCAACTGTATATGAGTTTGAATTAGTTGCGTTGTTTTCTAAAACAGCCGGTGCAACAAGTCACACTTTCTCTTTTTTGTTTGGTGGTACAGCAACAATAAATAACATTGGCTATTTTGTGTTCAACAACGTATCAACCATAGGGGCTGCGGCTCAAGGTATTTCTGGGCAAGGCACATACGGTTTTGTTCAGGTGGCAACCTCTACAACCATTGCATCCGCTGTTGCTTCAGCTACGCTTACACAAGTAACGACAATCAAAGGCACAGTATCAATTAACGCTGGCGGCACGTTCATTCCGCAATACACGCTGTCAGCCGCACCGGGCGGTGCGTATTCAACAGCCGCTGGCAGCTACATCCGAATCAATCCGCTTTCCGCATCTGGCGCAGCGACTAACGTGGGAACATGGAGTTAATTATGACTACAAGACGAAACTTTTTTCCTGATTACGATTACTTGCATTCTGTCTTTGAAATAAAAGATGGACTGCTGTACAACAAAGTGCAAAGAAGTAGCAGGGTAAAAGTTGGAGAATTGGCGGGTTCTAATAG